GCCATCGCTTACCCCTCTCCTTGCGTCTCGGGTGGAGCGCCTATGTTTTCTATGACCATGAGTCGGAGGAACGTGGCGTCCTCCTTGAGCAGTTGAGAAGGCAGGCAATGAAACTGCCTGCACAGCCCGAGGATTAGCTGAGCGTCTTCCAGCTCACGCGGCTTCGTTACTTCGTTTCCATCGGAATCGAAAGCTCCTGGGCAGTCGCGCCAGAGTCGGAGCCTTCGGCCAAAGGGGCTGACACACCAGCAACAGAGGTAAGCCACTTGCTAACCAGCGTCATCACAAACTCGATCTCCAGCGACTCGATGCCGTCGAGATCGGCGGGCACCGGCCCGTCTTCGTCTTCCATATTCCAGGAGATAAGAGCGTCGGCGAACGCAGAAAGCATCGGGCGCAGATCTGCCGTCTTGTCGCCGTTGGCAGCATCGGCAAGCTCCGCAATCTTGAGGTACTTGCCGATGCTGAGGCCCTTCATGACCAGCTCAAGACCGTCGTACTCCTTGTCGCCGTTGAAGCTGAGTTCGAAGGTCTTGGTCTTCTTCTTGTAGCCCATCGTCTTGCCTTTCAGGTATTAGCCCCAGGAAGGAGCGGTGCCATCGGCAAGAACACCCGGGACAGACCAGGTGAGTTCGCCGGAATTGGAGCGGGTGACGTTGTAGTCGGTGAGCAGGCACTCAGCGGAAAGCGTCTGCGAAGAGACCTCAAGCGAGACCGTGCGAACCACGTCAGTGGACGGGATGGTCTTAAGCACCGGGTGCGAAGTCGCGGTGTTGAAGACGCCGTTCAGCGTGATGGAGAAGTCGGCCAGGAGAAGAATCCTCTCGATGGCGGACTTGTCCACGCCGGTCACGTCCTGGACCGCGCGAGGCGTAGCAAACTGAAAGTTCGTTACGTCGTTCTTGATGTCAGTAAGAGTCGGGACGGAGCTGTCTACGCTCAGGGTCGTCCATCCGAGACCGGACTGCTTAGCCATTTCCATCAACCCCTTTCAAGGATTGTCTTGAGCTTGTCCTGGTGCTCCGCGAAGTCGTCGCGCCAGTCATCTGCATTCGCGTGGATGATGCGCTTGCCGCCACGCGGGTTACCTCGCCAGTCGCCATCGCGCACAGCGAAGATTTCAGGGCGGTCGAGCCGCTTTGTGTGCTTGGAGCTTCCGAAGCAGGTCTGGCCGGGCTCGAACTCAAAGACCGTCAGGCCGGGCACTCGGTATTCACGGAACGCCTTGCCGCTCTGCTTCCGGATGTAGGCCGCCTGCGCCTGGCCGAGTTCGGTCGTCTCGTCAATGGATGACTTCCAACCGTTCAGGTAGTGCGGGCAGTCCACTTCGGCACAGGTGGCCGGGCGGAAGTGGGTGGACTTGGGCGCAGTGATCGAGAAGGTCTGATACTCGTCAACTCGCATGTTTGGCTGGATACGCATCTCAGTTCCTAACTACGACTACGGCGAACGAGGCCGAAGTGAAGCTGCCGCTAGTGGACACGCGAAGGTATTGCCCCACAGTGCCGGCGACCTCTATGCGCTCAAACCCGCGGTCGCCATCGGCAACTGCGGTGAATGCGCCCAGAGATGAGAACGTGGAATCGTCAGTTGAGTCCTCGATAGTCACCGTGAGGGCGTCGTCCTGAACGTCGAACACCTGCAAGTACGCCTGGAGTCCGCTCGAAGTACCGGAGCCATTGTCGATAGAGTCGCTGTCCGTCGCTTCGGTGTCGGTCTGGATTCCAGCAGTGAGCTGCGTACCCCATTCGGTGCCATACGAGTTGGCCTGCGTGCTAACGGCGAAAGTGAACGCACCGTCATCTCCGCGCGTGCCGTCGTAGTTGATCTGCTTAGCCACCATCACCGCAGCCTCATTGCCCTGCGAGGTGCCACGGCAATACATGACGTGAGCGTCAGCAGTAGGCAGCGAGGAAAGCACCGGGTGCGCCTGGTCGTCAGCCGGGTTGAAGTAAGCGGTAAAGCCGATAGCACCGTCCTTGGTGCTGTAAATGCGCTCCATCGCAGACTTGTTGATGCCGGTAACTTCCAGCGTGCCGCGCGGGCCGCTGATCGCAGACAGCGAACCGATGTCGCCTGAAAGGTCATAGCCATCGACGTACAGATTGTCGCCCAGGCCGCTAGTTTTACTCATTGCTCAGTCCTCCTATGCTTCCTGAGACCACACGTCAGATACGACGATTGGTAGCGTGATTACATAAACGCGGTACTTCTTGCCGTCTTGATCCACGTAGCCCGCACGGACACTGAGGCCATCTGGCGAATACGCCCCGAGTAGATCGACGTTCATCACGTTTCCGTCGAAGGTGAAGTCACCTGCGTACGCTTCGAACACCAGCGACAGTGCGTTGCCGAGGTTCGCGTCTATCGAGTCTTGGGGCTCTTGCGTCATGTTTGTCGTCAAGCGAATGTTGAACGTGACCAGCGCCGATATGGCAGCTAGGCCGGACACCTCGGATATGGGCTTGATGGTGTCCACCCACGTAAAGAATCCAAGTCCGTTGCCGGGCGCGTTCTTAGGCTCGTGCGAGTTCACGTAGTCGAAGACGCCCAGTGTTTGAGCGTGAGAGACGATGTGATCGGTGATGTCATCAATGTGAAGCGCCATCACATCTCCCTCAGATAGCGTTCCTGGTCGGCCTCGGCGATCTCGACCGCCTTGCCTTGCAGTTCTTCGGTGGTGCGACGGAAGTTCGCATAGCCCTTGAAGCGCGTTGTCTCGTTGCGCGAGCCAGTGCCTTCAAGCCACGGGCCATAGACGACGCCGTTGTCCGTTACGACGTGGGCGCCGTTGTCGCGCTTCACTTCAACGTGCGACTCATAGAAGCCAGTCGGATGCCGGAACGTCTGCGAGAAAGCCACCAGAAGCAGCGCATGGCCTTCCTTGGCTATGTCCTCTTCGGCGTGCTCGCAGTAGTCCTGGAGAATCGCTTCTGCGCGGCCGTCGAATATCGGCCCTTCGGTACGTATCTCCATGGCTCACACCGTCCTCATCCGCAGCCCGCGTCCGTAGGCGCTCACCACGTCGGCCCGGAGCTGCTTGAGGGCACCGCCAGGCGCCGGACGCTGGGCATCGCCAGAGCCGACCGTGCGGGCGTAGGCGCTGCCTTCCTGCTCCAGCCGATTCATGGCCTCCGCGATGCAGAGATCACGGAGCAGGCCGGGCACCGCGTGCTTCGCCACGGCAGAGCCGTCCTCATGGGTGGCCGCCGTCGAGCCCTGAGCACCGCGTACGACCGTCAGAGACCGAGGGGCGTAGATCGTGGCCCCGGAGTCGTGTGCGGCCAGCGTGGAGCCGTCCCAGGCCCTCTTCACCGTCGCCGAGCTGCCGGTCACGTCCAGGACGAGCATGGACTCGGCGCCCACCGTGATCGTCTCGCCAACGTGCAACGATCCCGAGCCGGCGAGGGTGATCGTCTGCGCCGACTGCAACGCCGTCAGATCTGCACCGAGGGTGGTATCCGTGTCACTGCTGCCTCGGTCGGTAACGATCACGTACTCACTTCCGAGCAGCACGAGGTCACCGACGCCCAGGAGCGAGCTGTCGGAGACGACTACGGTGGTCTGTGTGGCGTCGAGAGCGCCTACCAGAAGCCCGGCGGACGTGGTGTCCACGGACCATCCCCACGTGCCCGTGATGACCGTCTGGCGCTGGTGTGTATCGACCATGGAGAAGGCCGCACCCGACGCAAGATTGATCTCTACGTAGGAGTACGGAGGCTCGTCCAGGTTGTCGCCGCGCCTGAGGAAGTAGTCACCCGACGCGATAGTCACCCCGCCCGAGACAAGCGAAGACACCGACACCAGCTCGTTGGAATTGAGCCAGAGTCGGTAATACGGCATGCGCCGCACGGCGTTGTAGCGCTGGGGATAGTCGAACTTACGCACGCCCACGACAGGGAAGAACTTCCGGTGCGTAAGTGCCTCGATAGCACGGGAAGCGGAGTCGAGAGCGCGGTCTATCTGCTGGTTGTTGCGAGCGGACTCATGGGAGTCCAGGGCAGACTTGACCTCTTCACGTGTCGCGTAAAACGGCATGGTGAAGCTCATAATCCGCCTCCCTTCGGTTGCTTTCTACGAGGTGAGGAGAATGCGGCGGGGCCGATCGACTCTCGGGCAGAGGTAAGAGGCCAGCCCCGCCGGGCATAAAAAAGGCCCCCCGGCGTGACATGGAAGAGACCGGGAGGGCCTTGGTTCTGATGGTACGTGAATTGCCCTTGACGGACAAGAGCTTTCCGTGTAGCTATTCGCCCCAGCGTTGATCATCTTCGGTGATCGGAACTGGAACGTACTGCGTGACTACCGCCGGTTGAGCTGGGCGATGGCGCTCAACTTCGTTCGGCCATAGGGGTTCCATGTGAGGCGTTGACGGCTGATTGCGAATCTCGTCCAAGATGCCCTGGAGCTGATTCCAACCGCCGGTCCTAGTCGCAATGCTCGCTTCGCCTTGCAGTGCGCATGTCGCACCGCCAAGCGTTGCTGTGAGGTCGCCCGTTACTGGCTCGACTACCGACCCCGCAAGACTGGCCGTGACGCCGCCAAGGGTGGCCGCGATATC